TTAAAAATGAAAAACAAAAAAGAGGCTATTTCTAACCTCTTTCTATATCTAATTGATATTACTCAATTATTTCTGAAACTATACCAGATCCAACTGTTCCTACCTTATATTTCTGTTTGTTTCTATATGTTTTTAAAAGTATATATTTTTCAGCATTTTTATTGTTTTTTAATTCTGTTTATTTTTGGTCAATTTTGAACTAGAGTGGGAAAAAAGTGGGAAAGTGGGAAAATCCCCATTCCAATTAAATCCATCTTGCATTCCACACTTATATATCTTGTATGAATATCTTTTAAATATATGTAATAATATTTCATCTAATATATTAAATTTCACTTTAAACCTCCTTATGAATTTATATTGGAGATATCTCTTTATATATTATATCATATTATGTAAAACAAAATAACTATAATGTATGTTAGGTATTGACATAGATATTCCTTATCACAAGTAGGTTTTAAGCTTCGACATTTTTCTACAAGTTTCTACATTTATTTTAAATTCTTTACTAAGTTTTCTATATAATCACTAGACTTGTTTTGTTCTGCCAATAGCAATTGTTTCATTTTGTCTATATATTCTATTGCTTTTTCATTCTCTTCATTTATTATAAATTCTTTTATATAATTTAACTTTTCTACTATTTCTTCGGTATCCATTTTTTCACACCTTTCGATGCTATTATATCATTTTATACCTATTTTGTAAATTAGGTATCATACATTAAACTGAAATGTATTGTAGTTAAAATAAATTATACTTTGGTTTACAATATCTATAATGAAAGTGAGGTGAGAAAATGATCTATATACGAATAAATGAAATATTGAAAGAAAAAAAGAAAACGAAATATTGGTTCATAAAGCACATGGAAGGAGGTTACCAATCATTATCTCATTTAATGGATAATAATACTACTGGAATAAAATTTGAAACATTAGAAAAAGTGTGTAAAATTTTAGACTGTGAACCTGGAGATATCATTGTTAGAAAAAAATCTATAAGAAAGAAGGTAAAAAGAGATGAGCAAACTATTAAGGCAGTATAATGAACTTAAGAAAAAAGATTCAAATAAAATTTATATTTTTCAAGTAGGTATTTTTTATAATATTTTAAATGAAGATGCAAGAATAGTGTCTCAAGCTATTGGCTTAAAACTAACAGATCTAAGTCCAGAAATAGTAAAATGTGGATTTCCAATTGCCAAACTAGAAAAATACACAAATTTACTAAAATCTCATAACTTAGATTTTGAAGTGATTTCTAATCAAGCATCTTCAAATCAAAATACTTCTTATAATAATATTATAAAAAAAATACAAGATATTGACTTAAATAATACTACTTGTAAAGAAGCTTTTGATATATTATATAATATACAACAAAAATTGAAAAATATGCAATAATGATAAAAAAATAAAAGAAACCGCTAAAAAGCGAGCCACGAGGTTGCGATTTAAGCGGTTTTTATTTTTTATTAGATAAATTATATACCTTTATTTTAGCTTATTATTAACAATTTTTTGAATTGCATTATAGTCATACCCTGCTGCAGTTAATTTACTCTTTCTCTCTGATCCATTTCCCCATTTTCCCTGGATAACTTCATTTGCTATTACTTCATTAGATTTTTTGTTTGATACAGCAGTTTTTGCTCCTAAAAGTTCGTTTACTTTATTTTGCACTGCATTACCTTCATATCCTGCTGCTGCTAATCTATTAAATCTATCTTGTCCATTCCCCCATTGTCCTGCAATAACTTCTTGTGCAATTGTATCAATGGATTTCTTATTTGTAACAGTTGTTGTTTTAGATCCTAATATTTCATTTACTTTTGCTTGTACTTCATTATATAAAGAACCTAGTGCTTGCTTTCTTGCTTCTCCTACACCATACTTTCCTGCAATAACTTCATTTGCTAAATCTACAATAGATTTAGTTGTTTGAGATTGTGTTGTATTAGTTTGTGTATTATTTATTTTATTTGCTTGCTCTATAATATAATCTAATTTACTTAATAGATAAGCCCCAGGACAATTAGTGTTTGCATACATTGAATGCCACACAACATTCTTTCCTTTTACAAGTGTTCCTAAATTATTTCTTTTTGCTATATCTGCAACTAATTCTATAAGTTTATTTAAAACGGCATCAGAAACTGGATAATTTCCACCTACAGAACAATTTGATGTTTCAATAGTTACTGATTTACAGTTACTATCCCAATTTGAATTACACCAGGATGTATTCGACTCATCAACATATAATCCTACATCTGCATTTTTTCCTATTCCATAATTACTTGATCCTTTTCTTCCTACAGTTTGAAATATCCTTCCACATTGTTCAGCTGTTAATACTCCTGCCATATGATGTATTGCTATCATTTCAATTTTTCTGCCACTTCTCCCTATTGTATAGTTTCCAGAATATGCTGGTACATTTACATTTACTAAACTTGAATTACTCATTATTCTTCTCCTTTCCCATTACTAAATTCTTCTTCCATTTCTGGAGTTAAAATAATTTTTTCATCTTCCATTTTAAAGACCTCCTTAAAAAATTAATACAGGAAGAATTTTTGATTTTCTTCCTGTATTTTATAAATGCCGTAAAATTTTTACGGTATTATTCCGTTTTACTTTCTTTTAATTGTGTTCCAAAATAAAAAGCAATGATCATTAAATATATTTGTTCAATGTCCATTTGCCCCATTATTGCCTTGTAGGCTACAACTAAAGTTAAAACTAATGTAACAATACTTTTTACATTTATTAATTTTGCTATTTTATCTTTCATAACGAACCCTCCTATTTATTTAATTTATCTTCAATTCTTATTAACTTTTCACTTATATTACTAAATTGCTGTATAGCTCTTTCATCGTGTTGTCTATATTCAGCTGTATTAGTATCAATACTCGTTTTTAATAAATTAAGACTTTCAGCTATATTATTATTAGAATTTGATAATTCTTTCAAAACTTGTGTATTGTTTTCTTTTTCTTCTTTTCTATCTTTTCTATCAGCAATAAAAATATAAATAAAAAGAGCTGCCAAAACGACAGTTCCTCCATAATTAAATATTAAGTTTGCAAACTCTTCCATAATTAATCCTCGCTTTCCTCATTAGTAGGCTTTATTGGAAATTCTACATTATATGGAAAACCAGGTTGTTTTGTGATGTCTCGCAATTCTTGTCTATACTTTGCCATCTTTCCAATAACAGCATTTGCTATTGTTTTTAAAAATGCTATCCAAGATGTAAATGATGTTCCTTCAGGTAATTCTAGCCCTAGTCTATCAAGACACATTTCTGCATCCGTTTCTTTTAACAATTCATTTCTTTTAGCTCTTACTTCTTCAGCTAATTTATTATATTCTGTATTTTTTGCTAATTCTAGCCACTTATCAAACTTTTCTTGATTATCATTTAAATCTTTTTCAATGTCATCTCTATAATTAACATTTAGTCTGTATATATCATAAGAATATCTTTTTTCTTCATCATCTAAGGTTGTTATTTCTTCTACATTATTATAGAAAACAATGTCACATTTTCCATCAATAATATTTTCTATTTCAAATTTGTTTGTTGGTTGTAAATTGCTTTCTGCTTTCATTTCTAATCACTCCTTTACATTTGTTCAAGTCCACATATGGCTTGACATATTTTTGATTAAAATTATATGAATCGCAATGTTTTAGCCATCCATAATAACTTAATGATGCACTAGCATCTGTATAAGTAATTTTCTGCTTTTTAGATATTTTTTTATATCTTCTTTTAATTCTCAAAAAATTACTCTTTCGTAAAGTAGTGTAACCTCTATAAAATCTATATCCTAAAAAATCAATTGGTCTTGAGTCTACCTTAAATAACTGCCAATTCTCTTTTAGTTTTAAATCTTCATTTTTTAAATATGCTTCTATTCTATCTTTAATTTTATGTAGTTCTTTTTTGTTTCTATGAAATAATACCATATCATCCATGTATCGCAAATAATAAGGGACTTTTAGTTCTTCTTTAATATAATGATCTAAGTCTTGTAAAAAGAAGTTTGCAAACCATTGTGAAGTATAATTTCCGATTGGTACTCCTTCATCTGCACTGTCTATTATTTTATCAATTAAATCTAAAGTATCTCTATCCTTGATAACTCTCATAAATTTTCTTTTTAATATAGTTTGATTTATGCTTGGATAAAATTTTTTAATATCTAATTTCAAACAATATTTAGTATTTTTCCTATCTCTTACAAGTATCTTTTTCAAATATTTCATGCCATGCATTATTCCACGACCTTTTACAGAACCACAACAAAACTCATACATTCCTCTCATTATAATAGGTTCTATTTGTTGCATTAATGCCCAATGAACTACTTGGTCTGGATAAAATTTAGGTTTATATATAATTCTTTCTTTTTTTCTTACTCCATCATGTATTTTCATTTCTACATAAGGCGATGGGGTGTATGTTTTTGTAAAAAGTTTATTATATATATCATCTACATAGAATGTAATATTGGATATTACACTTTTGACATTATCTCTATCTTTTTTACCTTTAGAAGCATTTAATATAGCTTTATAGATATTATTTTTATCTATAATTTTAATATAAATATCTTTTTTTCTTTTCATATTACACCTGGTATAATCTTATTTTTGTCTACCAGCTTTTCGATTCAAAAGGAACTACTAAGCTAGTCCAGTTCGACTAATTTTCAGCAAGGGCTGAGGAAAATGATGTGTACATATAAATTATTATCTCAAAAATAAAAACACGAGCCCCACAATTCCAATTCGCATTCGAAGAAGCGTTGTTCAAGTTCCAATACCACAAGCCATCATTAGCACCATTGTTCGAATTACCGCCAACACGAGCAACCCTCCAAAAGCAAAGAAAATCAGGACTATTACACATCAAATCCCTTTAGTTAGATATTATATAAAATTTTTCGACAAAAAATAACTACTCTACAATTCAGTTAATTTATCTGGGAGGCTGGTCGCCCCCAGACCCCCACTTTACTGGTATTTAAGAACACGAGCCCCACAAGTCCAAAACGCATACGAAGAAGCGCTGTACAAGGTCCAAGACCACAAGCCACCAGTAGCACCATGGTACGAAGCACCGCCAACACGAGCAACCCTGTTACCAGTTGCAGTACACCAATAATAATCTGATGTTCCAGATGTTGAGGTTGCCCCAATTTCAATAGGAAATTGTATTAATGGATGATTTATATCAAATCCTAGTGTTTTACAATATCCTTCTTGTTTTGCATTTACATATCCTAATTTTTCATATGGTGCTTCAAATTTATCTGAAACATATTCTGCTGGATCATAGCAAATATAAGCTTCGCAGTCTTTTATATTTATTCCATCCACAAATGAGAAAATATTTCCAATAATGCTTTCTATTCCTCTATATATAACATTGTGTTTACTATCATTTACAAGACAACCTGATTTCATTCCTAATGAGTCACATCCACCTGCATTTTGAACACAAGTCCAAATATATGTAGTCAATGCAATACTTGCTATTGGTTCACCATCAAACACGATTTCTTTTCCTGTTATACTTGAATCTTCATAATTGTTTATAGCTGTTATAGTTCTCATTACACTAGAAGCACTATCGTATGCTCCAATTCTTACCTGTTGTCCAACAATAAACTGATTTCCTGCAGTTGTATTTACAATAAACCTATTCGTATTTGTTTCTGCTACTAAAGCAACATCTCCATTATTGTGCCTCATTACAGCCATACCATTTCCAAGTTTATCTTGAGAGTTATAACTTGCATATTCTACTAAATATAAACATTGTATTGCAAAATATCTCCAATCCATTAAGCAATAGTCATCTCCTAGATTTTTAACTAAAGTTCTATATTGATTTATATTTTTGAAATCTGCTCCAGGTAATCCACTGTAACTATGTAATTTTCCATCTGCTCCAATACCTGTTAAATATCTAGCAATATCAAATTCTTTGATTTCTGTAAATCCGCTTCGTGCATAATCTGCAATTAAAATATACATATAATCATTTTCTTCATATATTTTTAGCCAAAATGTAGGAATATGAGTATATACATCTCCATTTGTTCCATCAAACTTGAAATCTGCATCTCCAAAGTAAGCTTTTCTCTTTCCTGTCGTTAGATCTAAATTAAAAGATATAATATCTTTCCATGGCGATAAGTTGTCAAAATCATTTTGTACTGTTCCTCCATTCTTAGTTGCATTCGCAATTAGTCCAACACCATCTTCTATTCTTTCCCATGCTACTGAAGTATTGTTTGTTTTTTTTCTTCTTACTCCATATACATGACCTCTTGAAGATTCTATGTTTTCAACATCTTGTTCTAATTCTTCAATTCTAGCATCTACACTAGCGAAAGTTTTATTTTTAATTGCTGAAGCTCTTGCATTTGTAACCTCGGCATCTTTTATTTCTATTGTTTTATTGTTTTTTGTTAATGCTTGTCCTCCTAAAGTAATATTTTCTAAAACATTAACTTGAGCTCCTGTTGCTATTCCGTTTAATTTATCTTTTAGTATTGTTGTAAAGTCATTTGTAGATAATCCTTTGCCAGATACTTTATCTACTTTATTATTATGTAAGTCTTTCATTTTTGAATCTATTGCTTTCCAGTTGTCATTTGTTGCCCTGTCAATATCGTAATTAGAATCTAAATCTTCTGAGTTGTTTGTATCCCACATAAATAGATTTAAAAAACTTGTAAATTTAGGCATCTTCATTCCTCCTATCTTAATTTATTTTTACTCCATCTATATAGACATTACCATTCCATATTTGTAATGCCCCTCCTAGATTTTCATTATACATTCCATTTATAGCAATTCCATTTTTAGTTATCGCTATGCCCGGTTTTCCACTTCCTAAAACGAAGTCATATGTTGTTGTTGTTAATTTATCTGATATAGTGACTTGAATATTGTAACTTTTATTTATATCAAATCCATTTGCTCCCAAGTCTCCCTTTATCAGTCCTTCAAAAGAGAAACTTTTTCCATTTCTAATTGGATTTAATACTGTTCCTCCATTTTTCCATGATGATGCTGTTGTTTCTTTATACTTGTATGAACAACTTTTAATTTCATTTAATACTGCACCAAAACTTCCTTCCCATATAGATCCATTAAATTTAAGAGTTGAAATAGGTCCAATTCCATTCTCTCTTATAACTTCTACTTTATTTATTGTAATTGCTGAATAATCAATATATCGTGCTGGAGATATTTGTTTAAATGAACTATTATTTCTGCTATCAATTGCATACATTGTAAAAATGTTGCTTTTTACTGAATTAATAGTAGCTTGTACATTTGCAGTATCTGAATAATTTACATCTACTTGACTACTACCGATTACAAACCTATATTTAGACATTGTTGCATAATTCTTTGCAACTGCTTTATTTGCAGTAGATATTATTGCTTTTACATTGCTATATCCTTTTACAATATATTGATTATTTCCTGTTAATACAATTGTTTTTGAATTTACATCTTCATATACAAAATTATTAAAAGTAGGATTTGAATTAACAACATTCAAAGTTCCTACTTTTTCATCATAATATTCACTATTTCCATATGTAATTACTCCAACTTTTATTGAAACAGAGTTTGCATTTTTACAATACTGAAGCATTGAAAGAATTTGTGCAGCAGTCCAAGTATAAGAAGTTGCTGTTGTTTTTCCTGATGTTAATCTTCTTGTGCCTGAAGGACAATCTAAAAAATAAGCAATTTGATTTCCACTAGGGTTTGTACAATTAACGGTCAATGCATTATTACTATTTAGAGAAAAATTCGCTCCTGGAGAAGTTATCGTTGCTTTATTTTTAGTTGCAATTGTAATCGTACCACTTTCAGACCATAATCCACTATCAGCTCTCCTTAATCTAACTTTTACATTATAAGAAGTATTAGGTGCTAAATTTCCAATAGTAAATGTTCCACTCTTATTGTCACCTGCTACTGAATCACCAGCATCAGTCCAGCCTCCACCATTTAAGCTATATTGTGTCCAGTCTCTTCTTGGATCACAAGTCCATTTTACACTAATAGAATTTAAGGCATTTCCATTATTATAAATATTGATACTATTCAAATATCTCGGTATATTATCCAGCCACCAACTACCACTACCAGAGCAATTTACGGCAACTGTATATATACCTGCTTCAGCATATACACTAAATTGTTTATTGCCTTGACCATCATGATAAATTCTTTTTGTACCACTTGCAACAGTAGTACCATTATATAATCTTATACGACTAGATGAATAATAAACTTGCTCTCCATCAATAACTACTTTAAAATTACCAGCCATATACCAACTAGTTGTACTGCCTCCACTACCTACCAAGTTCCATCCTATATCAGTATAGTTTCCATCTATACTTCTACCATTTGTCCACCAGTTAAAGGTTAGATAACGACCACTATATCCACTAGTTCCAAAAGAACCACTACTTGACATATTCTCTCCTTTCTACAATAGACTGCTTAACCATATTTGAGAACCTACTTGTTGAACAAGCATACCAGCGATTTGAGCTTTACCTCTAACAATCATTTCTTCTGTTTCCATTCCCTTATCAGTAAATTCAGCTACTGTTTCGTTAGTATTTACATTATCTATTCTTACACCATCTGCATCTGCTTTTAATTCTGTGTTTTTTGTGCTAGACTTTACTTTAATACCTTTTCCAATTTGCACCGTATCAGTAATTGTCTCATTAGCATTTTGTGTCCAGGTTTGTTTTGTATTTCCTAAATTACACATTAAATCGCATAAAATAAAAGCATCTTCTGTATCAGAATAGATGCTAAATTCTATCGTATTTGAAGTAACTTCAATTGTAATTACTTTTTCTTTAAAATTATCTTCTGTATTTTCTAATAAATAGTTTTTTCCATTTATAGTAACTCTTCCATTTGCTAAAGTTACTAATTTTTTATATAAGAAACTTATTGTATAGATACCATTTTTTACTTGGACTATTTGTTTAGCTGTTCCAACTTTTATTTTATAACCTAAGCCACTTACAGAATTATTTTTAATTTCTGTATTTGAATATTCTTCTATATTTCCACTAAAATTATCTGAAGCATATGCAAAATTATTGTCTCCACCAGTAGTAGAGACAGTGTTATTCAATCCTTCTATTGTAACTTTTAAGCTTTCAAGTTGTTCTTTTGTTTCATTTTCTACATTTTGAATTTTTAATTCTGTAGATTCTAAATCCATTGTAATAGAGTTCATTTTACTTTCATTATTGCCTTGCTGTTCTATTAACAACTTAATTTGATTATCTTGTTTATTACAAATTATTTCTGTATTAGTAAGTCTTTTTTCAATGCTTGTTGCATACTCATATTTTGTCTCTGAATAATTTGTTTCTTCAGTATAGCTTTTTCCTTTTATTCCAGAATTTATGTTCTCAACTATATTAAATAATATAGTTTTAAATTCTTCGCCTTTTAGATTCTTAAGAGTAACTATGTCTCCAAACTCAAAATAGCCAAACCCAAAAGAAGTAAATTCAAATACATAATATTCTAAACCATTTATTTGATTATAAATATCTACAATAAAATCTTCTCTGTTTCTATCCATTATTTGATTATTATCAATTCTAACTGATACTCTATCTTCATCTTTCATATTAGTTGGATAATAGATATTATCTTCTTGTGGGCTTCTACCTAAAACAAGAGAATTGAAAGCACCTATTTTCTTTCCTAATGTTAATTTTTCAAGATCGTTTTCATCAATAGTCTCTCCTGTTTCTGTTGGATATGCTACATATAAGTCTTTATTAAATATCTTGATAAATCCTCCAGCTACTGCTGCTATTTCATCTAATATATCTCTATAAGTTAGATTTAAGCCTAAATATTTATCTTCATAAATTCTTTTATTGCTATTTACAAAATTAGTTGTCTTTAATTGAAACTCAAATTTATTACAAATAGCTTGTAGAAGCATAAGGACTGTTATTTCTTCATTTTCATAATCTAAACTTAAAGGCTCATCATCATATTTAATATGTGTATCTATCAAGTGATCAAATAAATATAATTTTGTGGAATCTTTATCTACTACATCCTCTTTATCATAAACAACATATTCTCCATAATCCACATATTCATAATCTTCAAACTCTGATATTCTAACCCCAAGTTTTACATTTATTGTAGAAGCAGAGGCTATATTTTCTCTGCTTTCTTTTTCTATTAAATACTTTACTCTTGTACTACTTAACATTCCTGAGGACATTTTATTGACTTCATCTACTGTATAAGATTTGTCCAAGTCTGTTGCCATATATTTTACTCTAGTATTATTTATGTTTCTTAATTTTCTTTCGTTTACTTGTCTTACTGTTAATATTTTGTCTACTTCTATACTTGTATAATTTTCAACTTCTAATGTTAATTGCCTCATTATAGAAGTAAACATTTCTCCATTTACAGAAGGTTCAGCACTTTTTATGTATGTTTTATCAATAGTTGTTTTTCCAAAATTTAAAAGCATATTTATTTGCTTTCCATATTTCTTCATTTTAGTTTTAAAAGAATTATTTATTTCTAACATGCTTATCCTCCCTTTCGTTTGGAATTAAATTAACAGAGAAAGATTTATATTTCATATCAGATCTTCTTAATAAATCTTCTTCATAATCATTTGCATAAAAATCTGCTGTACAAGTACATTTATATTTGTTATTGTAATATTCCACTTCTATTGTTGCAGAATCGAATATTATTTCTAACTCTGACATTTCTTCTGCATCTAATGGTTCTATTTCTAGCATAATTTTAGGGAAGTTACCTACTAATGAGCCTTTCATACTTCCTGCCATATTTCTTCCTGTATCTGAACTCCATAGTTTGTTCCTTCCCAATTTATAACTTATTATGCTATTAAATGACTTTCCATTTAACTTTATCAAATCACCACTATATATCATTAGTAACACCTCCCATTAGTTGCTAAAGCTAGTCTGTCACTTCTTTTTCTGCTACTTCTTTGAATTACCTCTCCATCAAGAATTACATTTACATTTATATTAGGATCATAATCTCCATCTGGTCTATCATCATTTTGCTCTTTAAATAGTTTCAATGCTGTCATTATCATTTCAAGCATTTTATCTTCTGGAGCAACAACTTCTCCTTGGTGTTTATTATCACCAATCATTGCTAATTGAGGTGTATTGGCTTTTACATAACCACCTTGTGCCAACATAGGTATTTGTGGAACACCAAGAGTCTTTATCCAATCAAAAGGTTTAATTCCAACTATTTCAATTCCTTTTATTTTATTAAGTGCTGCGTTTAAACCATCAAATGGAACTTTTATAACCTTATTGATTCCACTTATAATTCCATTTACTATTGCTTTCAGTCCATTTAATATACCTTCTTTTATACCATCAAATATTTTTCCTCCTGTGGAAAATACATTTTTAACAGCTTGCCAAGCTTGGCTAAATTTGTCCCTGAACCAGTTTGCTACATTTCCAAAAACAGATGTAATTGCATTCCAAGCTCCAGAAACTCCTTCTTTTACTTTTGTAGTAATTGTATTCCATACATTTGAAATTGTATTTGTAATATTTGTCCAGATATTATTCCAAGTCGTTTTTATAGAATTTAAAACATTTGAAATAGTTGTTTTTACTGCATTTATTGCTGTAGATATTCCATTTTTTATTCCTGTCCATACAGTTGTAATTATATTTAAAATAGTATTCCATATTGTTTCTATAACACTTTTTATAGCATTAAATACAGAACTTATCACTCCAGCAACAATATTTACTGCAGTTTCAACTACTCCTTTAATAGCATTCCATATTGTTTCAAAAAAGCCCTTTATTGCTTCCCATATTCCAGTAAAAAATGTTTTTATTCCTTCCCAAGCCTTGTTCCAATCACCAGTAAAAATTCCTACAATAAAATCTATTAATCCTTTAAAAGTATCAATGATTCCACCTATTGTATCTGCAATAGATCCAAATACAGAAATAATCGTATTATATATACTTTCAAAAATTGGAACTAATACAGGAATAATATTTTCTATTATCCAGTCAACTATTGGTTTTAATACACCTTCCCATAAAGCAGTTAATGCTTGCATAATAGAGCCTATAAACTCTCCTACTTTATCTACAAAAGGCTTTAAGTGTTCTTCCCATAAAGCACTAATATTGGTTGCTAAATTCTCTAAAAATGGGACTACATATGTATTATAAGCATCTAAAAATTTACTAAAGGTATCACTTAAACCTGTTTTTAGGCTCTCCATAAATGGATGTATATAGTTGTCATATACTTCATTCCACTTATCTCCTACATAAGTCATAGCTTCAGCTAAAGTTCCAGTCATTTTTTGTATTGGAGATAATACATTATTAAGGGTTTCTTTTATTTTGTCTACATTATCTATAATTGGCTGTAATAATACTGCTCTTAAATCTTTAACAAATTTTGAGCATACTTCGATAGCACTCATAAAAGGATTTGCAAACATTGCAATTATATTTGCACCAATTTGTTTAGCCGAATCACCACTAAATACATCAGAGATTTCTCCTAATGCTTGCCATAGATTTCCTGTTAAAGCCATATCTTCGCTGGAAATGTCAAACATACTACAAATAAAACCTTTTATTCTATCTGTATTTTGAGCTAAATATTTATCTATACTGCCAATAAATCCTTCCGCAACATTTATGCCTATTCTTGCCATTCCGCCTATCATTTGTCCTAATGAGTATAAACAAGTATCAACCCATTGTTTTGCTGAATTTATTACATCAGGATCTGTCCATATATCTATAATTGTGTTTTTAATATTTTGCAAATGTCCTAAAATACCATCAAAGTTAGTGTTTCCAAAACTAGCATCGAATCCTTCTTTGAATATACTTGCCAATTCTTTCACTTTATCTAATAGTCCATTAAATGCCCCAGTATCTTCTGTAATGGTGCTTGTTACATCTAATTTATCAGTTATTCCTGATGTACCTCCACCACCACTTCCTGATCCACTACCACTAGAATCATTATTGTCACTTAATTTTTCTATTTCATCAAATCCTGCTGTTTGTAATGCCTTCTTTGCTTTTTTTGCTGATTTTGCAGTTTTATCACCTATTCCACCAACTGCATCTGAAGCATTTTCTGCACTTGTTGCAATATCTCCCATTCCACTAGAAACTGTTTCAACACTATCAGCTTTTAGTCCAAACAAAGATAATAAACCTGCAAGTGCAGTAAACATTTTTGTTATTGCATTTGTAGCAGTTGTTATTATAGGAATAAATAATTTTGCTATTGGCTGTATTACATTTCCTATTGCTGTTTTCATATTAGTAAAAGCTGTATTTAATTGTGCAACTTTACCTGAATATGTATTAGCATAAATAGCAGCATCATTACTTTGGAATTTTGTTTCTTCTAATATTCCATTTACCTCTGCTTGTATTTTTTCTGCTTGTGTAAGATTATTTGTTGTTTTTCCTATTGATTTTGCATAATCTTCCCACATTTTAGCAACATTTTTAGTAACACCTGCGTTATCAACAACAACAGAATTTTCATTTTTTAAACCTTCTGTTGCTGTTTGTACTGCATCGCCTAAACTATATGTACTTTGCCTTGCAAATGTAGCACTATTTTTTAGTGCATTCATTGTTTTTTGTATTTGGTCAGAACTATATCCTCTTAATGCAAGATTCTTATATGCTGCTACTGCATTATTTAAAGGAACTAATCCATCAGAAACATAATCATTTATGAAGCTCTTTGCTTTTTCAAAACTTTTGCCTTGACCTGTTAATATAGAATTTAGTCCTATCCAAGCATTTGATGTCTCGCTCGCAACTTTTAAACATTCTTTCCCAAATTTAGTTACTGCAGCAACAGAAAAAGCAGCCAGTGCTGCTTTGCCTATTTTAGATAAAGTAGATGTGAGTTTTTTTGCAGTTGAATCTGCTTTTCCATCAATATCTTTTAATTGAGAACTAAACTTATCACTATTAAGTATTAAGCTTAAATCAATTTCTCCAACATTTGTACTCACTTTTATCACCTACTTCCGTTTTCACTTAAAGCAATAAACATTTCTTTAAAGTTGTTCATTGCTTGTTTATAGGTTTCTGCACTTATTTGTGTAGCATTTTTGTTAAGCCATTCACTCCTTATCTTCTTTTCAGATGCTGTAAACTTCTTTAATGTTTCTGGATCATTTTCGCTTCGTATTCTTACAATGTTTCCTAATGGGGTATCACCATTTAACCCTGCTAATAGGCTGCTAAATTCTCCCCATTCCATATCATCCATTTTTTTTCTTAATCTAATACCATATTGCTGTGCAAATGAACTTTCTATTAAATGCCAATCTTCAAATAAGTCATACCAGGTCTCATAATTACTTGTCGTCTTGAAATCGTTTCTCCATTTCCTCATAAGGCACTTCGTTTACGATTGCAGAAATAGCAATTACAACAGCTGTTAACCCATCTATCGTTAATTTCATATCTTTAATTTCTTTTAATGCTTCTTCTCCCATTAAAACTTCAATCATTTCATACATACTAGCTATTGAGAAATCTTGATTTTTTAATTTTTCTTGTACTATCAAATATGTATCTGCACTATTATCTACTTCAAATGCCTTTCCCTTTGCTATTTTTATTGTTTGTTTTTCTTTTCCTAATTTTGAACTAATATCAATAACTGACATTTTTAATTCCTCCTTATTTAAAATTTAATAAAAAAAATATGCCCCAGTATATTTCTATACTGAGGCACTTTTTAAGCTGCTGGTGTTACAGTTGGTTTTCCATTTGACATTACCTCAAATTCTAAAGGTGCAACATTTGTGCTGTCTCCTGTTCCTGCATTACTTACAGAAATTAAGCAATCAAATTTAACAGTAGTACCATCTGCAAATTCCCATTCAAATACAGACTCAACATCTTTTCCAGTTGCGAATAATTTTGATGCAACATAATCGTTTCCTTCATCACCAACATTTCTTTTCCCTGAAATGCTAATAGAGAAACCTTTACCTGTTTGCATTCTTCTAATCCAACCTTCTGTTGTCATTGGTGTCCATTCTTCTACATTATTATCCATTGATAATGAAAATGTTTCGCAATCTGCAATTGTTTTCATATCTCCTGGTGCTGTAGAAGCTTTACCTTTTGTACCAATTTTAAAAATATTATCGAATACGGGATATACTCCACTTGTTACAGTAGCCATGTTTTATTCCTCCTTTTTTTCATAATAAAAAGTTGCTTGAATCACCCTCTCATAAATATTTGAACTATCAGTTCCAACATCTATTGGCTCAGGTACAAGCAACCTTATATAATTTACTTTTATATTATTTATTGTAAAATTTCTTAAACAAAGGAATTTACTATATAATTCCATTGCTTTTAACTCAGTTTCTTTCGCATTGTTATTCCAATGGATAAGTATGCTAACAGACTTTTCCATAGTTTTGGTTGTATCAAGACCACCAATTGCTACTCCAGGAGCACTGCTTCTTTCTAACTGATATACTCCTATTGATTTTTCTTTTTTATTATCTAATTTTCCTATATAGAAGTGATCTGCTATAATGCAACTATCTTTTGAAAGTTGCTTTAATGTTAAATCATTCAATTCCTTTACAGACATTTTTTGAATATCAGAAACTGAAATTGCATCTAACTTTTTTAGCCAATCTTTTATATCTGCTAATCCTAACATTACAAACCAGCCTCCTTCTTATAAAATTGTGAAAATGCATTTTTACAAAAGTTTTTTTCCTTACCACTTATCCAAGGTTCATACCAATTTCCCCTTGCATTAGCATTTTCTGTTGTTTGAAAATTATATTCAGGATGAAAATACATTCTTCTTGAATATGGAGTAGATGTAATTAAACTCACTTTTCCCTTTTTACTATCTGAATAATCAGGAAATGTACTGTCATTTTGCATATTTCCTGTATCAAAAGGCATTACTTGAGCTTGTACTACTTCTGTATATAAAGCATCAATTGTTTTTTCTAATGAAGTAATTGTTGCTCTATCTAATTGTTTGATTTTTGGTATATTTAATCTCACTTTAGAAGTAACAAACTTATTCATATTACATAATCTCCAATTTCACATAGTTAACAGTTCCATCAGGATTCCTTGCTTTTGTTCCTTGATATATTTCTCTTGTTTCTCCAAAAATCGTGGCTTTTCCACCACTTATAACTGGTAAATTAGGAGCAATATCTTTTGGAAACAATGCAACTGCATTTATTTGAATTATTACTTTTTCAGTAGTAAGAACTCTCTTTGCCTTATCTTGATAATTACATTTAAAATCATCTTCTAAAGCAATTATAGGACTTCCTTCTTCTGATACATCCTCACTATATAAAATAAGATGAATATCAGTTTTACAATCCTTTTCTCTGACTAAACTTGGATAATTCATATTAATACCTCACATTTCTGCAAGTTAGCCCTGTTTGTGCTAATAAGCAATAATAGTCTTTTGGTATTGCAACACCATTTTGTATTTGTACATTCCAGCTTTCTCCGAAACTCATAGATACACCATTTATTGAATAACTTGAAAGCGGTGTTTTTAATACATCTGCATTTTCATATTCAAAATCAGCAAGTTTGCATACGACTTCTTTTATAATATCTTGTTGGAATTTAGTTAAATTTTCAAATTTTCTTCCAACAATTCGATTATAAGTTAAAGTATCTATATGCATACTTGCTTCTTTTATTTTTTCTTCAATCTCTTTTTCAGGAATTGTCTTTCCTTTATAGGTGTTTAGATAATAAGTAATATCTACATATTTACTCATATCTTACCACTCCTACTAGGCTTTTCTTTCTACATAGAATTGAATAGCATTATGCTTTTTGTTATAAATAAATACATCTTCAAAAGACTCCTCAAAGTAAGTCCATTTTCCTTGTGATAAAGAACTTGGAGCACCTAATTGAGCAAAGTCATAAGCTATTACTGGAATAACAGCAGATGTATGTATTAAGAACATTTTTATATCTTTTGCACCTTCTTGTACTTTTTCATAATATGTACCAATATTAGCTTTTGCTGGAGTTGTAACAGCTGTATATGTTTCTCCTGATTTTGTATAGTATGTTTTTCCTGCTACTATATCTGTGTCAGAAGTTAATTCATATTTATCTGATGCAACTTCAAATCCATCATCTGTAAATATATAAGCTGATTTCATTGCAGATTTTGGAACACCAATTACTTCAACTTCTCCAATTCTATCTAATGATCTAGCAACTGCTGTATCTTGTGCAGATAAATTTCTAGCAGCTTCTTTAGCTGTGTCAATTAAAGTCTTTGTAGGAGTATCAGCATATAGTAATCTTCCTGCTGCAGGAACTCTTGCTTCATCCATTTTGTCCATCATTTCATCAAATTTTGTTAATACATTCGCTAATGTAAGAACATCATCTTCTGTAATGCTTTCAATTTCATTTTTTAATTTATATAATGCTGTTATCATTTCAGCATCCATTTCTGGGAATTTTTGTTCCTCGTTCATTACCTTTGTAATATTTTGAATAGTTGCAACATGATTTGTTTCATCTATATCTCTTGGATGAATAAGTGTATCCCAAGTTCTGTGAGTTTTCAATTTCTTTGGTTCTTCATCATTATTGAAGTTTCTTCCAAAGCTTCCTATTGAATCTCTATCTCCGTTTTTTCTACCTTTTACTGATAAGCTTGGTAAAATAACTGTATCATTTCTTAAAAATTTCACATCTGGTTTTACTGCACTCCATAAAGCACCAAAAAATAATGTATATGGATATGCTTGAGCTAAAGCTTGTGAATATTCTTTAGCATAATTTAATCCTGTTTTTTCAAATGGCATAGTAAATCGCCTTCCTTTCTTCTATTTTTAATTTTGTTTTTTAGGTCTTACACCAGTAAAGCCAAAATCAAATGTTCCATTATTTGAGTTTGTGCCATTATTAGTGTCAGCACCAACTGTTATACCAACAGTTCCTTGAACTTGTTTTTTTAATCCTGGTACATCAGTAATAACCTTTTCTAGTGCTGTTTTTAATGCATCTTCTAATACATTCCCATCTTTACCAACACAGCCATTTAGATCTGCCATTTTTAGAAGATATGGCATTGTTTTTATATCTACATTTAAATCATCAACAAAGTCGTAAGCTTTCTTTTCAACTTTTAATCTTTGATTTTCTAATTGTGTTTTTTGTAAAGATGCTTGTACATCAGAAAGCTCTTTATTTTGAGCATTGGCTTGATTTGCTTTTTGCGTTTTAAATGCATTTATTGCACTTTCCATTTCTTCAGCACTCAAACCTTGTTTTTGAAAATAGCTTTTTAATACACTATCTTCTGTTTTTGCATTTCTACCATCTATCATTTCTTGAATTTTGTTATAATCAATTGTGTTAGATGTTTGATTTGCATTATTATTTTGTTGCCCTGTAGTGCCTTGGGCATTTGGATTTGAATTATTATTCACATTGTTATTTGTGTTGTTATCTCCATCCATTTTCACTACCTCCTACTTTTTTAAGTCTTGAAATGACTATATTTGCACAAGCTTTTATCCTCATCAGTGTTTGGAGCATATAAAAAAAGAACCCTAAGGCTCTTAATTAATCAACATATAAACTTCTTTTTAATTCTTCGTATCTTTCTTTTGATACTTTGTATTTACCTTTTTCAGCTTTTATAGGTTTATTGTCTGATAATGTTTCATCTTCAATAAATACATCACCTACATTGTATATAACTTTTTCATCGTATTTATCTCTAAATACTTCTTTTACAGTTGGAACTTTATTTTCAGTAGCTTGCACTTTTGCGTCTTCATTTAATGGAGCTTCTATTTTATCTCCAGCTAGTTCCACTTCAGTTTCTTCTGTATTTGTAATTTCTTTAGTTGTCAGTTCTTCGACCTTTTCAGTTGTTTCTGTAACAACTTCTTCTTTTAATTCTTCTTTTTCTTTGACTTCTTCAATTTTCTTTTTAGCCATTTTAATTTACCTCCTATTTTTTTATTTTTATTCTCTTGTAATTCCCTTAATTGCCCAAAATTGTGCCTCTTCTAATTTGGTTAATACTAATGATGTCTCTCTGCTTGGTTTGCAATTTGAATCTATAACATCATACATATTAGAAAAAGAACTTCTTATCAAGTCAATTCTGTCTTGCTGTTCTTTGCTTACTTCAACAAATTTTGCTCTATCGTTCACAATTCTCACCCCTTTCAATTATCATAAAATGTTGCTTGATTATTGTTTTTAAATCTTTCTTTATAATCCTGCCAAGCAATTCTTTTATCATGGTATTTTTCAATTTCTTCATTATCAATACTTCCAAGTTCTAACCTTGAATATTTTTTTATATTGTTTTCTATATAATTTAACTTTTGTTGCTGTATATAGTTTTGCTTTTTTATTTCTAGTTGCTCTCTTGTTGGTGGAATCGGTTTTGTACTAATTCCAGGAAAATAAGTAACTGTTGTATCTTTGCAATTAGGATGAAACAATTTCTGTTTAATTGCAGAACTAAGAAGCGGATAACCAGTTTCTTTACTTTCCGCTTCTGTTCCACCACTCCAAACATCATCAATAAATACTTTTCCTTGAAATTTAATACAATAAGGGCATCCTCCACCACGATTGGGAACTAAAACAGTATGTACTCCCCATTCTGCCCTTTTAGTTCCTTCGCCTTGTAGATATGCCCTTTTATTTGCAGTTCTTATTGCCATTTCTGCATAAGATGCGATATTTACCATTGCACCATTTGCATATTCAATATTATTTATTCCCTTTGAAAGAAAATCTTTTGTTGCCATATCAACAGCTTGTTGCACTGTCCCAGCACCAGTATTTGCATAGACTTGTGCTTGATAGATTACTTTTCTATACTGATCATTGGTATATCTTAATATTGACATTTCTGCTTTTTCAAAATTATCCAATGTTTCCCCTATAAGTGCCTTTAATTTCCTTTCATTTATCTTAAAAAATGTAGATTCTGTTTGATTAACTAAATCATAAATTCTTGTTAGCTGCTTTTTCTTTATTCTGTTGTTTTTACTTGTTTTGTAAATGTGCCATAATTTATTTATTTGTTTATTATTACTACTAAAATTACCTTCTTGTATTGCTTCAAGAATAATCTTTTCTTGTTCTAGTTTTCCATTTTCATAACTCTTTTTTATTAATTCTTGAATATCTGTATTTATTGTAGAAAAGTCATTTTTAAATAATTGTTTATTATTTCTTTTAAATTGTTCTAATGATTTCAATTGTTCTGTCTGCCAAGCACTCCAATTCATATCTTCCAGTTTTTCTTCATTTAAGTGCCTGGTAAGATTTCTTTTCATAGATTTTATTAATGTTTCTTCTATTCTTTGAAATGCTTTGCCAATATCATACTCATTACTCATTTACTTCTTTCTCCTGGTCTTCTTTTTCTTCTTTTTGACCTTCTACTTTGGTATCGACATTTGTGTCGGTAGCATCTTCATTTTCTCCCATTTCTAAATCAAAGTTAACAGCTGGTTCTTCTATATCAACAATACCTTGCTCTGCTTTTAATCTAGCAACTTCTTCAGCTTTCCACTTATCATCTTTGCTATCGCCATATAATTCATCAACACTAGCTTCAATGCTCATAATTCCTTGTGTTTTTCCTTTTCCTACTGTTTCGACTTGTGCTTCAAATGACGGATTATTATATTCTCCAAATTTTACATTTACTTCTATATCTGCAGGAACAGCTTTCTCTTCCATTAAGTCTTTTGATTTTAAAACAGCATTTATAACTTTTGGAATAAACTCTGTCAATGCATCTATTATTAAGCCTCTAGTGTATAAAGTTGTTTTTTCTTTTTCTCTTTGTGCTTCAGCATTGTCTAATTTTTTATTGTCGATTCCAAGTGTTGATGGACTTATAATTCCTTGTAAACATAAATCTAAAAATGTTATATATGATTGTAAATATTGTTCTGTTGGAATTTCAGGCTGTGCAACATCTATTTGCTTTTTATCATTTTCTCCTGCAGTTGTTTCTGTTTTTATAAATTTATTATCAAAAGGATTCCCCATAATGATTTCTCCTGTTTCAGGATCTTTTGGTAATAAATCTTCAGGAATATATTTTATTGCTCTACCTGCTCTAACCGCTTCTAGCCATTGTGAAATTATTTCGTCTAAACTATCAAAAGAGTCATATTTTCCATCGAAAATAGACTCTCCTCTACCTTTATATTTTGCAGATTCATTAAGCATTATTGGGACTGCCCACATAACACTTTTATCGAAATGAATATCTTTTAATGATGCCAAACTTGTTACATTTTTCAAAGCTACTTCTTTATCATCTTTTAATAACTTATAAGTTATATATCCATATCCATAATGTTCTTCTAATAGATATGTTGTATTATTTTCTTCATGATATGATTTAAATATAAGCTCTACTAATCTACCTCTTTTATAAACAAAATCAACTCTTGAACCTTCAACCCATTCTAATATAGCTTTATCAGATATATTAGCATCATAATTTATCTTTATAGCACCATCGCCTATATGTAATAAATCTGCTAATAATGTTTTTAGCATTTTAGCATCAAATTCATTTTCTTGATTAACCTCTTTCCAATACTCATCTTCTACATCATCACCAGCATAGTCTGTCATTACTGTATTTATAATTGTTTTTACAATTAATTTTGGAAGTCCAGAATGTGATTTTTTCATTCTAATATCAGCTGTTTGTGCTGCACCCCAAAAGGTATCATCTGAATATGGTAATTGCCCATAAAATTCTGCTAATTCGTGGCTATCGCCTCTATACCATATTTTGTTTCTTATACAATTAGCTTGAAAATCCATATTTTCGTTTATTAAAAATGTTTGACCTTGTGCAGGTCTTATATCTAACCACGATCTAATCATATTCTTCACTCTTTCTCCTAATTTCATTTTTTAACTCCTATCTTGCTTACATATGGAATCCAACTATACTGACAACTATTAACCATATGATCGTTTGCATCTTCTGGCTCATTGTCCTTGTCTTCTTTCCAACTATAAACATCTAATTCATTACAATAGTTCGTACAAGTATCCACAATGTAATAACATTCATCTTTAAACCATCCTAATTGAGTATTTATTCTGTCTATTATTTGCATCTTAGCTTTCCAAGCATCATTAAACACATAAATACAAGGATTATTTCTTTTATATTTTGCAAATTCTTTAATCGTTGCCTGGTCTGCATTATCAATAAATGTATTTCTTGCTAATCCCCACTCTTTTCTATTTCTTTCAAGAAAGTCAATAAAATTCTTAACTGTATCACTTGGTGCAAGCGGTTCATCTAAGTCAGCATTGTTATAAACTCTTTCATCTAAAAGAATATATTTACCTTTATTGGTAATTCCAGCAAATGACATCGCTATTGTATCAGGACTTAAAGAACTATAAGCTGTATCTAGTGCAGCAGTAAATATTTCAAAATGTTCTCCAGTTTGTTTTATTGCTTTTGGCTTAGTTGTTAACTGAATTTGCTCTGTTCCTGGTGTTCTTAAATATTGCTTTGCCTCTTCTTTCGTTATGCAATGTTTTCTTCTATCAAAATTAAGAAAAACAAGCCCTGTGGACTTGCCTCGTAATCCTTTTATTTTATTCTTCCATAATTTCGTACCTACTGGAACGGAATTTATAATTTGTTTCTTTTTTTCTTCTGTTAAACTTTTATTATGATCAAATGTAAAATACCACCATGTCCAATCGTCTATTTGCGGTTGATTTAGCATTTCAAGTAATTCTATTGGAGCATCTGTTTTATATTTGTTTACTGGTCTTGAATGATTTACAAATTGAGAATAACATTCTTTATTTGGATCGTCTGGATTCATAGTGCATAACCTATAATCAGCACGCATAAAAGCTTCTCTAACAAATTCCATATCTGCAATATTAAACTCATCAATAAATAATCCATAACATTGACCACCTAATGCCTTTTTCCATCTTGCTTTATTGTCATATCCTAATACATAAATTATTTTTTTACCTTTTTCAGTATGAAATATAATGTGTGGTAATTTTATGTTTTTTGCTCCATTAGAATGATATTCTATTGCTCCGCCTTCTTCATAATCCCCAAAAACAGCAATTAAACCATTATCAGAGTTTATAATGTTTTTTTCTATTGTTCCTAAATCTAATCCAGCAATTATGCTTGGTTTTGAACCATCATAATCTGCTATTCTAAACATAAATTTTGGAATTGCAACTGTTGTTTTTCCAGCAAAGGTTGTCCCTTCCAGGAACTCTGCACTTGCATGATATTCTAAAAAATCTATGTATTTATCAGATAGTGGAAAAGCCTCATTTTCTTCCATTTTGACCACCACCTAATTGCCTATTTATACTTTCCAATAAAGAACTTGTTGTTGTTACATTTACATTTAATGTATTATCTTCATCTTTATTATTTAGTCTTGTTAAACTATCAATACATTTTCTTTTCGCCTCCTGAACTCTTGTAAGTCCATCTTCTATCCTTTGAATTAAATTAAGAGTTGGCTCTGCATCTGTTATTGTTTCATTTTCTTTGCCTTTTTTATTCCTAATATAATTTATAGTCATGTCTTTTCCTCGTTGTTTTAAATCACTTATTCTTTTTAACATCCTTTTTTCTCTGATAGTAAGTATTTTATATTCTTCTATTAGTAATTGCTCTGCATCATCTACTTCGTAATTTTCATATAATTCTAGTTCTTCAGGATCTAATACATCTTTGTATATATTTTCATATTCTCCAGTAGTGACTGCATTTTTATTTTCTTCTGGAGCACCTCCATTGTTTCCTACTGAATTTTTGTTTCCTATTTGTGCTTTGCTTTTAGTTCTATTCAACTTATTTTTATAAACAATACTTCTAAGTTCGGATTGAGTGATATTATATTTTGCAATAATATCTTTGTACTTCATACCTTGTAAATAATCATTTTTTATATTTTCAATTACCGCTTCTGTCAATGCATATCACCCACCTCCATTATTTTTCTAGTATTGCTTTTTCTCCTGTTAGATTTTCCCATCTTTTTATAATTACATCACAATAGCGAGGATCTAGTTCCATTGTATAGCAAATTCTCTTTGTTTGTTCTGCTGCTATCAAAGTTGAACCGCTACCTCCAAATAAATCTAGTATTAAATCATTTTCTTTACTAGAGTTTTTTATAAGATATACTAATAAATCAATTGGTTTCATTGTTGGATGCTCTGCATTTCTCATAGGCTTGTCAAATTCTAATACTGTACTTTGTTTTCTATCATCTATAAAATAATGACTTGCACCTTCTTTCCAGCCATACAATATTGGCTCGTGTCTCCATTGATAATCTTGTCTACCTAAAACAAATGTATTTTTTACCCATACTAAACATTGGGCTAGCTTAAATCCTACTGATTTAAAGGCATTTCTAAAGTTTAGTCCTTCTGTATCTGCATGAAACACATATATACTACTTCCACATTTCGCTGCTTCAAACATATTCCTAAAAGCATCTAATAAGAAATTATAAAATTCTGTTTCGCTCATATTATCATTTTCTATTTTTAGTGCTTCTTCTGTTTTTCCTTCATAATCAACATTATATGGTGGATCAGTTAATATAAAATCGGCTTGTTGTTTATTCATTAATCTATTTACATTTTCTTTTGATGTACTATCTCCACATAATAGCCTATGCTTACCTAATATCCAAATATCTCCTGGCTTTGTAACTGGTTCCTCTATTTCACTTAGTACTTCATCTAAGTCAAAATCATCTTCTTTTGAACCTGTTACATCTTTTAATATATTGTCTACTTCATCAAAAGAAAAACCTGTGATATCCATATCAATATCCGCTTCTTTTAATTCTGCAAGTAGCTCTTCCAATTTACCATTGTCCCATTCGCCAGTAATCTTATTTAACGCTATATTTAATGCTTTTTCTTTGTTTTTATCTAAATCAACTATATTGCATCCTATTTCAGTATAACCTAATTCTTTTAATACTTTTAGCCTTTGATGTCCACCTATAACAGTCATATCTGCATTAACTATAATAGGTGCTACATATCCAAATTCAGTAAGACTCTTTTTTATTTTTTGATATTCTTCGTCTTCTGGTGTTAAATCTTTTCTTGGATTGTATTCTGCTGGTTTTAGATTTTCGATTTTTAATATTTGTATATTCATTTCCATACTCCTTAAAACAACTTGTTTCATATCTACAAGTTTTACATTCTCTTAACATACATTTACCCAAATTCATAGGCATACCTCTTTTGTTAGTTTTGGTTGCGAAACTTAGACTCGAACTAAGAACAAAGGAGTCAAATTCCTTTATGATACCATTTCACTATTTCGCAATATAAAAAGATCGCCGACATTTCTATCGGTGACCCTATTACAAAGGAGAATCAATATGCGATTCAAAAGATATTACACTAATCTCAATTATAATTATAGCATATTATTTTTTGCAAAAATACGGACAAAATATATAAATTTTATATACAAATTTAAGACAATTTACTTTTGTTATATTCTTTTTGCATTATTCTTATGGATCTATCTATTGTTTTTTGTATTGCTCCATAGCCTCTATTTTTATCTGTTGCTATTTCTTCAATAGACTGCATATCATAAAATCTAGCTTTTATTATGTCCTGGTTATACTTCTTTAATGTTTTAACTAAATCTTCAACTATTTTTAGCTTTGTTTTTGTTCTTTCTATGTATCTTTGCTTTTTCTCTATTTTCTCTTGTTTCTCCGCAACATAAGTTTCTATATTTGAACCTGCAAATCCTTTTTGTTTAGGCATACCATCTAAATTTGCACTCCTACAATCTAATACTTCAGCTTCTAATTCTTGTATTTCTCCTTCTACAATTGTTATACTGGCTTTAAGTGAATTATAATTTTCTAAAACTTCTTGAACCTTCATCTTTTGCACCTCCTAAAACTTAAATATAGCAAAGGTTAGTACAACACTAACTACTATTTCAGTCAAATTAATTATTTTATCTTTACTAGTTACATACTTGTTATTCATTCCATCTACCATTTTTGACAAGCCATAAAATCCAGTAAAAAATATAAATATTGCTTTAATTATAGCCATTTTACACACCTCCTATATTCTTGTTATTCGAGTTGTTTTTGTATTTTGGAAAGTAAGTAAACTTATTTACTTACTTCTTTTTCAAAATGTTCTCTTACACATTGTTTCATATCCTTATATGGACATTCAGATATATTTTGACATCCATTGCACCAAAATGTACCTAATTTTGATGTATCTTCAATTATTGTTTCTGCCATAAAATCTATCATTTTATTTTGTTTCTGCAGCATACCTTTATAAGTCTTTATTGTTTGTATTAATGACTTTCTATCATCCATCTATATCACCTTAACTTCTACAGTTTCTAAATTATATTTTTTAGCAATTAAATATGATGTGTATCCATCTATTAAAGTATTATCTTCATTAATAATGATTGGTGCTTTAAAACACTTGTTTTTGTTGTAATATTCAAATCTTCTATTTAATTTCTTTTTGTTTGGTCTTGTAAAATGTTTTTGTATTTTTATATCTACTAACTTTATAATTTTTGTTTTTGGTGTTAATTCTTCCAATAAATCATTTATCATTTTGTCTTGTACTTTAATATGATCCTCTTGTATATCTATTAATGCATCTTTACCTTTTAATAATTTAGCATCACAATATTCCATTAAAGCAACATTTCCCCATAATAAAGCTACTAATATCCAAGTAAAATCTTTGTCTATTACTGCTGTTATAGCACTAAATATAATCATAAAAACATGAAAAGTTATCATTACTTTTGTTCTATTTTCTAATTTTGTTTTTTCTTTCCAAATTTGCTCTTCTTTATTTTTCATCCTCATTTTCCTCCTTATGTTTAATTTCATATGGATATGGAAATGCACATTGCAAATTTTCTACTTCATCTGCTAAAGCAAATATGTATGCTGTCCCTTGCATTGGAATTGGAACTCCTATCATTAGTCTTAAAGTATCCTTTCCTTTTTCATCTTTTATTTTTTTTATTTCATTTACGAAACCTATACATCCTATCCATTTATGGTTTTCTCTAAATACTACTATGTCATTTAATTGAAACATTTTATATTCCTCCTTCTTTTATTTTTATATATTTTTGTAAATTTGTTCTTTTTATAATTTTTTCTATTGTATAATCTATATCGTCATCTGTATCATAATCAAAATAAGCAAAGTTTGGTATGAAAATATCATCTGTTTTTATATCTAATAACTCTTGTAATTTTGGTTGTGGTTCTCCATTACTATTCAAGTCAAACCCTTTGCCTCTCCCAATTAAAGTCTGACCATAACTATCTTTCCAATCTCTATGGCTTAGTTCTTTACAACTTTCTAATAATCTGAATCCTATTCTTCTAAACATGTCTGTTGATATAATTGGAAATTGTAATTTATATACATTCAAAGGTTGCATAAAATTTTTTAATTTAATTTTATATGCAAATACTTCATCTTCATTTGCAAAAACTGAACTTATATATACTTCACATCTAATTCCCTTTTTTTCTAAAATTTGAATTAAACTAAATATTATAGATGCAAAACTTATCATTTTGTCAGAATCATATCTTGCAGGCATTGCTTTTTCAAATATAATTGTAGCAGTTGGATTTGGTTTTTCTTTCCTTTCCTGGTTTATCATATTTATAGGATTTCCTTTTATAAAATTTGGTACTATTGGTACAAATCCCACTATGTCATTTTTAAAGTCAGTGTTCTTATATATAGAGTATTTCTTAATAAAGTCATCTACTTTTTTTAGTTCTCTGACAAATTTATTAAAATATAAGTCTGTTCCATATTCTAAAGAATTAAATGCGACTTGAAAGTTAGGAAAATCATTGAAACTACTTGTACCATATTCATCACTGCTTAAGTTTGAAGGATTAAATATATATGTATTAATGCTTGTCCTTCTTATATATTCAACTACTTCATTTATTCCATCAAATATTCTTTTGTAACATTTATAATTATAATTTCTTGTTTGAGTGAAACCTTGACTAAAAGATATTCTACCTGATAAATCTCTACTACTTAATTCTAATCGTCTTAATTCATCTCTTAATGATGACCCCCATTCTATATCCATACTATCACCTATCTTTCAACTATTTTATTATAAGTTTTAATATATTTGTTTTTAGATTCTTTATCACCACTTATTTTTCCAATAGATTTTATATCCTCTAATTCTAAATTTTTAAATACAATCTCATTTAATACCTTTTCTATATCCGTTCCTGTACTTAATAATTTATCTCCATAAATAACAGCTCTCATTGAAACGATGTGTTTTATTTTCCTTTTTATAATTTGATTTCTAAATGCTTGTATAAATTCTACCCACTCTTTATCCTTTGCAAGATTTTTTTCAAGTACAGGATCATAATCAAATTTTACTATCGCAAATCTATCTAATGATGCAGCATCTAATTGATTTCTTCCTACATACACATCATCACTTCCAAGTCCATATGTATTTGCACAAGCTACAATTCTAAATTTTTCATTAGCTTGTACTTTTCCATTAGGAAAGTCAAAATAGCCATTTGCAATAGCAGTATTAAGTATTACTAAAGCTTCAGGAACACTTGCGTCAATTTCATCTAGTACAAACAACCCACCATCTTTAAATGCCTTATAAAATTGTGTTTCTTGGTATTTTCCATTTGCATCTATAAATCCTGTTAATTTATATTCTTGAGTTATTGCATTACTAAAATAAAAATCTAATCCTAATGCTTTCGCAACTTTTTCACAAGTGCTTGATTTTCCGCTTCCTGCTCCTCCTGTTAGCATTGCTGGTATATTATTGCTTATTAATAATAATAAATCCTTAAATTTATTGTGTGTAATTTGTGTTGTAGTTTGTATTGGTAATTGTTTTTCTTCGACTACAACCTTTGTTATATTTTTAGTTAAATCTTTAACTATCCCAGAGCATTCCTCCAATGCTCTTTCTTTTATTGTAGGAAATATTCTATCTATAATTTCCTTTGTTAGTGTATCTTCTATAATATCTTTCATAATTATTCTCCTTTATTTTTAATTTATTTCTTTTGCATTTTTTGAATTTGATAGCAGGCTTCTTTTACTTCTGCAAATATTTCTTCAGTAGTCCATCTTTTACCACCAATTCTAATATTTTCTGGGAACATTTCTTCATATCCTGCATAATCTCCATAGTGTGCATAATCCCATCCTATAAACCAGCCTTCTATTTTTTGAGTTTCACTAATATACAAATGGTCATTTGAATATGTAAGCCCACCATGTACATTAATATCTACTTCTTCATAAATATCATCATAATCTTTATTGAAAAGTATATGTCCTTTTGGTATCTTTATATAAGCTACAGGATGTGTTCCTAAATTCAAAATATAATATAATAGCCCAAAACAATAACCTGTATCTAATATCTCTATCTTTCTGTCTAATTGATATTTCATTTCTTTCATTTTCTTTTTTTCTCCTTTTTCATCATAATAACATCCATAGCATCCCATTTTTTCTACTCTGCAATGTTGCCATTCTTTATCACCACATTTCACTTTTGTATCCCTCCTAATATTTTTATTAAATCCCAACTTGGATTTCCTTCTGCAGATATTGTTTTACTACCTCTTTTCAATGAGTCAATAGCTGTATCAACATCAATCATTCTAACATCGTGTTCTTCAAAACATATAAGAAAATATGCTTTAAGTCCTGCGTTTTTACATTTTTTCATTTCGTCACATTGACGAATATCTTTATCTACCATTTTCCATTTTCTTGTTTTACATTCCTTTGCATCAAATACAGCCATATATCCTGGTAAAAATATCTCGTAATCAAAAGGTTCTCCTTTTATATATGTTCCATCTTGTAATCGTTCTGCATGATTTTTGTGTGCATGTCCACCTATTGCTTCTACATACTCACATACTTTTTTAATTTGATTTTCAAATATGTATCCTCTTCTTGGCACCTTTCATTCCTCCTAATTACATAGTCCATCATACATATTGGCTTTTTCTTCTATTTCATCTAAATATTTAAATAATTCTGTTTTTATTTTATTTTCAATTTGCATTGCTAATATTGCACCTCTTATCATTGCACTTTTATCCATTTTTATCACCTACTCTTTCCATAATCGTATAGCCACTTTTACTCCCGATTGCTCCTTAATTCTTGTTTTTCTTCCTTTTCTTATTCCTGTATCGGCTCTTTTAATATTTGCTGGAGTAGCCCAAAAGTAAACTGTTTCTCTTTTTACTGAAAAATGTTTTATGCATTCTTCAATAGTTCCTACAAATATTTGATTTTCTCCTTTATAAATCGCATATTCTTTCTTCATTTTTTACCTACCTATAAAATAATCTATTTAATATTTGTGTTGCTTGCATTTTATTCAATTGATCCGTATCAAAATCTTTCATAAATCTTTTAATCATATTTACTTGCTTTTCACTCGCAGGTACTTTTCCCCATTTTCTCATCATATCAACATTCCAAATATATTCTGCATCTGCATAATTTTCTTTTAAATATAAATACGCTTCGTCAAAAGCTTTTTGCATAGTTACTTTTTTTCCATTCCAAATTGTTTTTCCAAGTTCATCTTGTGCAGGAATTACAATCCTTCTTTTAGGAATACTTACAACCATATTCCCATTTGGCATTTTGAAATAATTTACTCCATGAGTATTGTAACTTTGCTCTTTCGCCCATAAATCAACTATTTCAACATTTCTTATCCAACTACCTGGGCAATCTGATTTTTTAGTTATTATCTCAGGTAGTTCAAATAAATCTCCTTGAATTTCATCTTGCTTATTTGCAGGAACAGTATTTATATCTACACCCAACAATGATGGGGCTGTACACAAATTTGCTCTTCCTGTTGTTCCTACTAAATCTATTAGTGTCAATTTATCTTTTCCTGGATAAAGCCTTAATCCTCTTCCTACCATTTGAGTATATAAACTATTATTACTTGTTGGCCTTGCAATCATTACTGTTTCTACTAATGGCATATCTGTTCCTTCTGTAAATATCATACAATTTACAAGTACAGGTATTTCTCTATTAGTAAACTTCTGTATTAGTTCTTCTCTATTTTTAGTTTTAGCTGTTACTGCTACAGCTCCTGGTATTTTCTCTGCTATTGCTTCAGCATGATCTACACTACAAGCAAATATTAGTGTTTGACCTTTGGCATATTTCTTATAAGCTTCTGCTATTGCATTATTTAATATATCTTGATTCATTACATCTTCAAGCTCTCCTGGTGCAAAATCCCCCATTCTTCTTGCTACTTTTGAAATATCATAGCCTATATTTACTCTCATACAATAAATATCAGTTAAATACTTATTTTGTATTGCCCACTTGATATCTCTTTCAAAAATTATGTCCTGAAATATGTCGTCTAATCTAACATTATCTCCACGATTAGGTGTTGCTGTAAATCCTAGATGTAGCCTTGGTTTAAAATATTCATATATCTTTTTATAACTATTAGCTGCAGCATGATGTGCTTCGTCTGTTATGATAATATCAAAATCATTAGGCTTGAATTTACCTAATCTATGTGTTAAACTCATTACTGAAGCAATTACGACTGGTTCGTTGTTGCTTTTACGATTTGCCATTTCAATTCCAACAGGGCAATCGTAATACTTGATTGGTTGTGTAACTAGTTCTTCTCTGTGTGCTAGGACTAGTACACGACCTTTTCTTTTTATGTTTGTAAATGTTGCTGTTTTCCCACATCCAGTCGCCATTTGTATTAAATACGATCCTGGTTGTAAATTATCTATTAATTCTAAGCACTCCTTTTGATAATCTCTTAGTTTTAATTTCATATTGTCACCCCACTTCTCTGCATTTTTTCTTTTGAAAATTCTATTACTTTTTTACATTGTTCTATTTCAAACATTCCAATGTGTGTCTCTTCTCGTGGAAGTCCCATTTTCCTCGCTAAATATCCATAAGCATTATATCTTGTTGTTATTCTAGTTGGTTTTTTCCATATTCGGTCAAACCAAAAATGTGCTTCTTTTCTCCATTCTCGTAATTCAGCATTTGCTAGTGTTCCTAGTGGTGTATCTGTTCCTGGATGAACCCCTACAAATGCTCTACAATTTCTGCATAAATAACATTTTCCTGTTCCATATTCTTTGCCATATATTTCTGCATTTGAAGTATAAACTACTGTACTTCCACAATACCTACATATTGTTGGTTTTTCCACTTTTTTCACTCCTCTTCATCTCTTACTATTTGCAAAATACACATTAGAGTAACTCCTATTAAATTTCCTATAAATAATCCAATTAAAAATTTAATCATATAAATTCCCCCTTAAATACTTTACTTATAATTTCCATACAAATATTTATTGTTTCGCATAATCTTTTTTCTGTTATTGGTTTAGCTTCCTCCGCTTCTCCATTCAACATTTTCCTCAATTTTGTTCTTGCATCTTCTGTTTTTCTTATATGATCTATATGTTCCTGAAACATTGATGTTTGAAATTCATATTCTTTGTTTCTCTTTTCATAATCTGCTAATATTAGTTGCTTTGTTTTACTAGCATTTGCAGTAGTTATCTGCTTATTATGAAACATAACTAATAGTTGCTTTAATGCTAGAAAACAATGTATTTCTAATAAATTATAATCTGCAGGAGGTGTTTCAAGTTTTATAGAATCATTTATTATTTGTTCTTTACTTTTCATTATGGTCTTACCTCCAATTTATTTTTTTTACATACCTCAAATATGCAATTTATATATAGGTCTTACCTGTCTTACCTTTTTCCATGAATATATTTATATTTTTTATAAAAATTTTTATTTTTAGATTTCAAATGAAATTTCTCATATGTATATTATTATTTTGTAAGAGGTAAGACTTTTATATTTTTATTTTATGTAATCGGCTTGGCTCTATATTTTTTTATGGTCTTACCTTTGGCTTACCTTGGTCATTTTAGGTAAGACTTAAAATGGTAAATCTTCCATTTCTTGTTGTTTATATTCTTCTTCATAAGCAAGATCTGACTTCTCTGGTTCTAATCTAAATTTTATATAGTTTGCTTTTACTCCAAAAGCCTTTGTTTGATGTATAAATTTTCCTTGTGAATTGCGTTCTATTTGGTTTCTATCTGCAAAATTTCTTATTACAGCTGAAAAATCAAAACCTGCTTTGTTTAATGCTTCAGCATATAAACTTTTATTTACTAAACAAATATCTTCATTTTCAATATACTTACCCCAAATTTCTCCATTTTCATTTTCTCTAAATTTATTTATGTTTTGTGAAATCCAGTTCATTGTCCATTCATATGCTCTTGTGGAAACATCAACTTCTTTTACACTTGTAAGCCACTTGCTTACATCCTTTATTGTTAATTTTTCATCTTTAAATATTAAGTCTGTAGATATTTCATCTGCTAAAAGTATTGTCGCCATTGCCATTGCTTGTTTATCTGTAGTATCTGTTTCTTTTAATATATTTTGAAATATCTCCCTATATCTTTGTTGTAATTCCTCTTGTTTAGGAATATTATTTATAAATTCTTTACCAGCAAATCCATAATTCTTTCTTACAAAATTACTAATAAAATTACCATCTGCAATTACTTTTTCTGTTGCTTCAACTTCTATTACTCTATTTTTTACTCCGCCACCTGATGTTGCTTTTGTAATTGGCTCTTCTCCTGTAAATAGAAAACAACAATTCCATTCTTTCAAAAGCTCTATTCCTCCATATGCTTTACCTCTGCCTCTATCTACACCTTCAGTTAAATACATTATTAAATTGTCAAAGCTATCCCATCTGCTTTTTATTGTTTGCAATTCATCTCCAGCAAATGGTATATCATGTACAAAAGCTGCATATCTTGCTAATGCTACTTGCGTTGCATTTAATGTTCTTACCATTTTTCCTACTTCAGGATTTCCCCATACAGACATTGCAAGCATTAAACCTACTGTTTTACCTGTACCAGTTCCTCCCCATATATGTACTACAAATGGCAGCACTCCCAACATTTGATTAAGTGTACTAGCAAATGAAGATGCTAAAAGTAAATGTGCAATTTTGCTTTCTTTTCTAACTTTTCTACATACTTCTTTCCATTCTTCATATTCTCCAACTTCTCTAATACTTGCATATACATCTTTAAAAGCTATATCGCCATCATATTTTAGATCGCTTACATAAGGTGCAAATTCATTTTCTATCCATCCTAATCTGTCTGTACTACGATTTACTGGAATTTCTTTTGCATTCAAGGAAACTACATCTGCAATATATGAAACTAGATCCTTTGCATTCTCTGAATTTACTTCTATTCCCCTATCTGATAATTGGATAATATTAGATTTATTTGCTACCATACTCCTTTCAATTGTTATGTACTGCCATTTATTATCTTTGAAAAATGCTAGTTTTATTTTTTCAGTTTCAGAGTCAACATTAATTAATCTTTCTACTGGTAATATAGGATGCGAACAGGCTACTATTGTTTGTGGAATCATACCTGCACCCATAACACTTTTAGTAACTCCAGTATCTTCACATTCCCATTTTCCACACTTTAGATTTTCAATTGGTGGTTGTGTGAATCGAATCGAATTACTACCTCTTTGCTTAAATCTTTGTGCAAATTCTGTTTGATATGCTTTTAATAACTTATCAAAGCTTCTTATGTTTCCAAGTTCTCTAGCTTTATCTTGTAACTTTATAATTAGTGTTGTTCTTGCTATTTGATTATCTATTGAAAAAATATGCTCAAATATTTCTTTATCTAAAATTTGCTCTTTTGTTAATTCATCAATTTCCCCAAAAGGTGTAAATCCTTCATTCTCTAATTGTTCTGTAAGTTCTGACTCTTGATTCAATTCTTCTCACCACCTTTTTTTCGTGTTTCCAAAACCATATTTTGTCTTTGTTTGTTCCATTTATAAAAATTTCATCTATCAAATACTCAACATAATCTTTATTGTGCATTGCTTCTACAAATAATTCATTTGGATCTTCTTCAATATTTTTTGGTGCTTTTTCTTCTTCCCATTTCCAAAGCAAATGCAAATAATCACATAGTAATTGAAATGTTTTATTTTCCCATTGCTTAAACATTTCTTCTGTTTTTCTTTTTTCTTTATATTTATTTATTTCAAAATATGTATTTTTGTGGTTAGGATCTAACCCTAAACCTAAAGTATTATTTATACTTTTTGCTGCCTCAAGTGCATTTATATTTAATAATTCTGATACAAGAGAAATTACATCTCCACCTTTGCCACATCCAAAGCATTTCCATATTTGTTTTTGTGGGGATATAGAAAGACTGGCAGTTTTTTCTTTATGGAATGGGCATACACATTTATATGCCCTATTCAATTTCATTCCATAAAGTTCTGCAACTTTTACTATATTTGCTCTTTCCTTAACTTCTCTTATCAAACTCATAGCTTACCTCCTAAAATGGAAGATCATCATTGTCTGATGCAGAATCGAATGCTTGATCAAATTGATTATCACTTAATACTTTTTTATTTGGTATTTTTGCTTCTTCAGCTTTGTCATAAGATATTGCAAAGAAAGGTTTTACTCCAATATGCACTTGACCATCTGTTCCTAAAAATTCCTCTTCTCTAAATACTAAACCTACTTTTTTGTTTACTAATTTTTGTTCATCAAAATCAAATTTAAAATTTGCATTTGAAGATTCTACAGATGTTATTAGTCCTTTGAACTTTGGATTTGTCGTTCCTGGATTATAACCTTCTGTAAATACTGTCCAAATTCCACTCCATTTTCTTTCTTCTGGTGATCTAGTATCATTATCAAATTTCTTTTGATAAAATCCTTTATATTCTCCTTCTTCAATATCAAATCCTATTTTTAAATATTCTTTTCCTGCTTGTGTTTTTTCACAAACTACTTTTTTAATTAAGCATTTATATCCTCCTGCTGGTAATGTTTCAAATTCTCCAAAAGCTTGTGCTTCATCATATCCTGCTGGTTTTTCCATAATTATTTACCTCCCTATTTAAATAATTTATCAAAAATATCATTTAATTTATTTTTTATTTCTTCTTCTTTTTCTTCTTTTGATTTAAGTCCTATTTTTACTGCTGCTTCGATTTCTTCTTTAGAAAATCCACTTTCTTGTAGTTTTTCTATTAGACTCGCCAAACCTGCCGCTAAACTAATGTTATTTCCTGTTATTTTTGCAAAGCATTTTCCATCTTCACATTTCATGTTTATTTCAAAATTACATTTTTCTTTAAATAATTTATCAAAATGTCCCATTATTCTTCTCCTCCTATAATTTTATTTTTTAATTCATCTAGTATATCTCCCATTTCTTTTGGTGTGATTTTTTGAATTTCTATTTTTTCGATTTTATCTTCAGCTTTATTTTCTGCTGCACACATTTGCGTTTTTTGTGATTCATCATATTTATTTGCTTTAATTACTAATTCTTTGTATTCTTCGCTTGTTATCATTACTACCATTATTTGTCACCTCTTTTCTTCTTTTGAAACCAGTTCCAAAATCCTTTAAAATCTGATCTATATCTTTTTGCGACATCTTTGTTATGTTCTTTCCATTGTTGTTTCAATTGATTTCTTTCAATTTTTCTTTGAAGGCTCATTTTTATTTTCCTCCTTTTTATTTAATTCGTAATATTCTCTAATTGTTTGATCTACTATTTTTAGGTCATTATCAATTTTCGCTTCAAACATTCCCATTGGGCTTTTGCAAGTTGTATATCCATCTGACTGTGTTTCAAAATAATGTTCTTGACCATCTGTTTTGCAAAGTAATACTATTGAAAATAATCCTTCTAATGTTAATTGGTTATCTAGCATTTTGCCTGATGTTTTTGCTTTTATTTTTCCTGTATCTGTTGTTTCTGTATGATGTAAGAAATATACAATTGTATCTGCAGGTGTATTTTTTATTACATAATCTACAAGGCTTCTAAAATTTAATGCTACATCTGTAAACTTGTTATATCCAATTTCTTTGGCTCTATCAAACATTTCAAAAGCCATTAGATATTGTGAGTCATCTATTATATAAGTTTTAAAAGTTCCTTTTTGCATATTGCTTTTTATTTGTGTATATGTAACATTATCTGCTTTGTTCAATTGTTTTTTAAATGGTAGTGGTTTTCCTGCAATGTTATAAATTGCAACATCTTCTTTTTCAAAATTTCTCAAGCTACAACTTTTACCTGCTCCTGATTCTCCTAATATTAATACTGGTATTCCCATTATTCTTCATCCTCCTTTAAAGTTTTAAGCCTTATTTCATATTCTTTAGGAAAAATTTCTTTAATTAAATCTAAAGTTCTTCCATATTTCATATCATAGCCATCTATTCTTAAATCTTCTTTTTTGTCATTTAATTCTGTATAATTTAAAATTAAACTACCTAATTGGCTTAATTGATTTTCTATTTTTTTGGTCTTATCATACATTTCTATATATTTATCTAATGACAATATAACTTTGTTTTCTTCCATTAGTTATTACCTCCTATTTACAATATAAAATCTTTATATTTTGATTATTATCTATTAAATTCATTGATAAGCTGTATCCATTCTGTAAAAGAATATTGATAAAATCTTCACAGCAACTACTATATTTTAAAATAATTGTCCCTTCCATTACTTAATCCTCAAACTTTCTCCTCTTGGCTCAAGATGAGCAAAAGGTAATTTTTCTCCATTTTCTAGTGCTTGTCTTATTTTATCTGTGTCATTTTCTATAATAGTTTTTGTATATTCTTCAGGTACATCTCCATCAATAGTAAGTGTTTGTTTTCCGCCATTTTTTGCTATATTAAAACTAAATAAATCAGTTACAAATTTTGTTTTTCCTGTAGATTTCATTGTGTTAAATAAGTTTTGTTTCAATGCTTTTACTCTATTTTCAAATATTTTTGCACTATCTGTTAGCCTTTTAGCTTCTTCTTTTCTAGCATTCTGTTTTGCTTCAAGCTCTTTTATAATTTTTGCATATCCATCAGCTTTGTCTTCAATTTCTCCTTCAATTGCTTCTAATGTATCTAATATCATTTGCTCATCTATTTCTTCGTCATACAACATATTTAGTACAGTTTCATAGTTATTTGTTAATTGATATAAATTACTCATTTTTTCTTGTCCTTTCTAACTTTCTGTGATAAAATAGTAACAGAAAGTATTTATCTAAATATTTTTATGAATCATCTATTTTTCAGTTTGATCGCTGGTAGATGGTTCATTTTTTAAGTTATCTTCACAGATGAATAAAATTTGTTGTAAAATTTCTCTTAATTCAGCTTCATTGTGAAATTCATCTACATCTGAAATAAGATCTTTTATTTGTTGATATCCCATATTTTCTCACTTCCTTTCAATTGTCTTAATTTATATTTCATTTTTGCTAAAGTAATAATGTGCCATATATAACAATCATGTAATTTATCTCTTGGCATGTTTTCCACCTCTTTTTGGCTTTTGACTTTCTTCAAAAATTGTTTCTATAATCATAATCATTGTTAATCCTAATACAGGAATTAAATACTCTCCTCCAAAAGCTTTATAGCCCCTTAAGCTATTTGCATAATTTATCGCTATTGGTGTTAATATAAAAGTTCCTATAAGTACAGCCACTTCCAATATCCTTACTATAAATTTTTTCTTATTAACTATTTTCATATCCTCTTACTCCTTTTCTAATATACTTTTTAATACATTAAGTTTTGTTTCTGCTTGTATAGCTCGTTCAATAGCTTGATCATACATTTCTTTGCTAACCGTATTTCCACCTATTTTAATTTTGTATCTTCCTCCAGGAGTTTTTGAAGATTCAACTTCTTTGTTTTCAATCATTTCTATTGCAGTGTCATAACCTATTTTTCGCATTTTCATAAAAGCATTTAAGCTGATCCATTGCTCTTCCATTTCATATCCTCCTTAAATAATGTGTGTCGTCTCGTATTTTTTATTTTTTTTCATATTTTCTCCTTTCTATTCTACTTTTTGTAGAGTACTAGGCAAAATAATATAATCCTTTGAAATTCCATATAAATTACAAAGGTCATCAAATTCTGGAATTTTCATCGATGTTCTACCTTTTTCCCAATTAATAATTGTACTTTTGCTTTTCTGCATTTTCTCAGCTACCTCTTCTAGCGAAAATCCTGCGTTTACCCTTGCTGCAGTTAATGTTATTTGTAACTTTTTTTCCATTTCTTCTTCACTTCCCTTCTTGATTTGTTCACATTATATTCTACTTTTTGTAGAATGTCAATACTAAAAGTAGAATTTTTTTAACTTTTTTATTGCTTTTTTCTACTTTTAGTATTATAATATAGGCAAATGTAAGAAAGCGAGGTTTTTATATGCAATCAGATGATAAATATAAGAAAGTCTTTTCAAAAAATTTAAACTACTATATGAATTTACGAGGAAAAACTCAAACTGATATTGTAGATGATTTAGACATTAATAAATCTGCTATTTCAAGTTGGTGTTTAGGAACTCGTTTACCTAGAATGAACAAAGTCGAAATATTAGCAGATTATTTAAATATTAATGTATCTGATTTAATAGAAGGAAGTTGTGAAAATAACAATTATTTTGAATTTATCTCAGAAGATGATGCTATGTTTCCTATTCTTGATACTGGTGATATTGCTCTTGTTTATAAACAAAATAAACTTGATAATATTTTAACACCAAATAAAGGAACATATCTAATAAAATTAGCTGGCAAAAATACTATTAGAAAAATTGAATTAAGTGAAAACAAAGCTTTTTATACTTTAACCGCAATGAATGCTTACTATAAAGTTATAAATATTCCTACAGATAAACTTTATAATCAAATTCAAATAATAGGAAAAGTTGTAAAAGCGGAAAATAAAAGTGCTTTTAAATAGAAGGGAAGTGAATATAATGTTTTGTTACAATTGTGGAAAAGAAATCGATGATAAAGCTGTTGTTTGTGTACATTGTGGAGTAGAAACAAAAAATATGAAATCAAATACTGATAAAAATATTGTTATCAACAACAGTTCATCTTCTTCAGCAACTGCTGTTAATCCTAATCAAAAAGTAAAAAAGAAATATAATTTCTTATTAGATTTAATTTTGATTTTTTGTACTGCTGGATTATGGATTATATGGATGCTTATTCGTCCAAAATATGAATATTAAAAAAAGTGGACAATGTGTTTCATTTACGAGACGACACACATTATCCAGGGATGCAACCACTTTGAAAAGTGATTACTTTTGTATTATATACAAAAAGCCTTCATTTTTCAAGTGTTTTGTAAAAATAAAATTTGAAAAATGGAGGTATTTTAATGGCAGTAAAAACGAACTGCGTCAAAAATGGTGTTCCATATTATAGAATTCATAGAAAAATCAATGGCAAATATGAAGATTTTTATGGAAAAAATAAATCTGATGCAGAAGATCAATATTACGAAAGAAAAAAAGAAGCCGAAATTGGTGTAATACAATCAAAAGATATTACTACTAAAACATTACTCCATAAGTGGCTTTTTTCAGTAAAGATACATGATATAAAAGCAGGTTCATTAGAATCATACGAAGGAACATATAGAAATCATATAAAACCATTTCCTTTTGCAGATATTCCTATAAAGAAAATATCAAGTATGGTTGTCCAAGATTTTTATAATAAACTTTTTAAAAAGGAAAAAAGAAGCTCTGATATAATTACAGATGTTCATAAATTATTACATCAATTCTTTTTATATTGTGAAGTAGAAGGCTATATTGCAAAGAATCCATGCAGAAAAGGTTTAGTAAAAATTCCAAAAAATGAAGAATTAAATGTTGATGAAATTATTGAAAAACAAAAACTACCATTTCATTATTTTACTGAAGAAGAAATAAAATTACTACGAAAAGAATTTGAAAGTACTAAATATGAAAAGGTTGTCGACTTTGCATTGGGAACTGGTATGCGACAAGGAGAAATTGTTGGTCTTAAATGGATTCATTTGGATTTTGAAAAAAGAGAAATCTATGTCAAAAATAATACAACTCGCAATGCTACCTTTAATGATGCTGGAGAAAAAACAGGCTATGAGACTAAAGATGGAACACCAAAAACAAAAAGTAGTATTGATATTATACCAATGTCTGATGCAATATATGATTTACTAATAAATCTACCAAAAACATCAGAATATGTATTTACAGCTAATGGTCATCAAATAGATAAAAAAGATCTCGAAAAAGTGTGGAGGAAAACTCTAAAAGCATTAATTAAAAAATTAGAAGAAAAAGGCATTAAATTTGAATATAGAAAATTCCATGATTTAAGACACACATTTGCAGTATTATTATTATTGCATGGAACTGATTTATATACAATTATGAAATTAATGAGACATAAAAAATTAGCTTCTACTGAAATTTATTTAGCAGTCCTTCCTGAAACAAAAGATACATCTGTTAATAAATTAAACTATTTATTCCAAAACTAAAGTGGGAAATAAGTGGGAAATATAAGAAAATAGCAAGTGTTACAAATCTATGTAACCCTTGCTATTATTGGCTTTATTACTCTAATATATCAGCAACAACACCTGAACCAACTGTTCTACCACCTTCACGAATAGCGAATCTTAATCCTTTTTCCATTGCTATTGGTGTGATTAATTCGATAGT